CATTCGCAAAGGATGAGCTCGGCTGGTGGGGCGACGTGCTTTACAAGTCGAAGCTCGAGGCGAACGTCTGGACACCCGCCGCATACCCCGACGGCTGGGAGATCGTCGTTTAACCAAGCGAGGCATTTACAGCCTAAAAGGAGGTAACGTATGCCGACAAGATACATTGCAAAGTGGGGAACCAAGAAGTGGGAAGTCTCCCCGAAGAAAGTTGTCGCGCTGGAGGGGCTGAGCTTCTCCTATACGCAGGTCGCTGACAATAACACCTCCACGGAAGAAAAAAACACCACCAACGAGAGGGGAACGGAGCTCTTTCCGCTCTCCTTTTCCACGGTGCTGCACTCCGGCGCGGGTGTAGACGTCAAAGCCGAGATCCTGAGCTGGGAGGCTCTGGTCACAAAAGTGAATGATTTTTACCTCGGCGGCAAAAAGCTGGGGCCGAAGCTCCAACTCCGCAAGGTAAGCGTCAGCAACGTCGAGCTTGACAATTTGGGGCGCATGCTGCTGGCGACTCTCACGTTTGAGTTCAAAGAGTATGATCACAAGACAACAAGCGTAAAGGTCAGCACCTCCGCTCTGAACGTAAAGGCGAGCACGAGCGCAAAATCTCAAGCAAAGACAACCAACACGGCCGTGAAAAAGGCCACAACGAAAACAGTTAAAAAAGGCGACTATGTAAAGATCACGGCGGCGAGATATGCAACCGGCGAAAAAGTGCCGGACTGGGTGAAAAAGCGCACTCATATTGTGAGCCAGATCAAGGGCAACAAGGTGCTGCTCGGCCATCCGAACGGCATAAACAGCTGGGTGGCGACCAGTGGCGTCTCACTTTCCAGCGTACAAGCCGTCAAGAAATAAAGGAGGGAGTGTATGAAAGCACATGGAAACGGAACCCCGGAAACCTGCGCTGCCAATCTGCTGCGCATAGTGCGCGGGGAAGTTCCCTTCGATCGCGTGAGAGGGCGGAACCCCGCGCTGATAGATCAGCCGAATATCTCGGAAGAGGTAACGGCCGACGCCGAGTGGGTGCTTGAAACATACGAGCCCCGCGTGGAGATCGAGGACATAGAAACACAGCCGGAGGCACTTGCCACCGGTGACTTCGCCACGCTCGTGAAAGTCAAAAGAAAGGAGACCGAGGAAGAATGAGCGAGTTAAATTTCATAGAGACCGACGCCGGGAAGGTGGTCGACTTCGTTCTCGAAGAGCTTGAGAGCGGAGTCGATGAACCATTATATCCCGGTGACGAGCGACGAATAACGGGCGAGACGCTGGCGCAGGTGATCGTTGCGGTTTATAACAAAGTAAACGACGCTTGCCGCCAGAAAATGCTCCGATATGCCCGCGGCCCCGTGCTTGACGCTCTGGGCGAAAACCGCGATACCTACCGCATAACACCGGCAAAGGCGACCGTAACGCTGCGCTTCGGCGTGGAAGAACCGGAGGCGGGCAATATCATCATTCCCGCCGGCATAAGAGTGACGGGCGACTTCGAGCGCTATTTTGTAACAAAATCCACGGCGGTGCTCTCTGCCGGGGCTCTTTACGTTGACGTAGAGGCCGAAGCGGAGAACGGCGGCGCGGAGTATAACGATATAGCGCCCGGCGAGCTTGACACCATTGTCGACGTCTCGGACGTTGCGCTGATCGACTACGTGAGCAATATCGGCATAACTGAGGGCGGAGGCGACGAGGAAAGCGACGACGCATACCGCGAGAGGATCCGCGAAGCTGAGAACCGACTCAGCACGGCGGGCCCTGCTAAGGCCTATAAATACTGGGCACTCTCCGCAAATCCTCTTGTATCTGACGCCGTGGTAGAGTCCGAGACGGAAGTAATATCCCGGACGCTGACAGCATACGCCGGGCACGCCTTCCAAGGCGGTGCAAACCTGCTCCCGGACACGCTGGTGGTTTATCTGCCCGACGGATCCGAAGCAACGGCCGGCACCGACTACACGGCAACCTACGAGGACGAGCTCCTGACGCTGACTCTCTCCGGAGGGCTTGCAGGCGCGGACACCGTCTCGATAGAGATCACGCGCAATATGTACGGCCGCGTCAAGATCGTGCCGATCTGCGCGGGCGGAGAGATCCCGGACGAGGATATTCTCGCGGACGTTCTGGCGGCTTGCACCGCTGACGACGTGAAGCCGCTCACCGACCACGTGACCGTCGAAGCTCCTGCCGTCGAATATTACGACATCGAGCTCACCTACTACACCACGAAAGCAAACGAGGCCGAAGTGGTCAAGAACGTGGAAGGCACAAACGGCGCAATCGACCGCTATATATTCTGGCAGGGCTCAAGCCTTAACCAAGATATTAACCCGGACGAGCTGCGCAACCTCATAAACAAGCCGGACTGGGAGGAAGGCCTCAAAGGCGCGACGCGCTGCGAGATCGTCAAGCCGGAATATACGGAGCTGTCGAACACGACGCTCGCAAAGTTCTCCGGCAACCTCAAAGTGCAGCACGTTGTAAAAGGTTAAGGAGGCGATCGAATGGCCGGAATGAAATTATCCGAGCTCGACTTCTTGCGCCTCTTGCCCGTCTTTATGCGGGACGACGCGGCCGTGATCGCTCTCAGCTCGGCAATTAATGAGCTCATCGGAGAACCCGGCAAACGTCTCGATACGATCAGGACGTGGGATAAGATCGACGAACTCAACGAAGCGGAATGTGACGAGCTGGCGTGGGAGCTTGACATTGACTGGTACGACTCCGCCGGCATGGGCCTCGCGGAGAAGCGGGAAACGATCAAGTACGCGCAGCAGATCAAGCGCAAGCGCGGCACCAAGTGGGCCGTCGAGCGCCTTATTTCCGCCTACTTCGGCGAGGGCTACGTTGCGGAATGGTACGAGATGGACTCCGCGCCGTATACGTTCTTCGTGCTGACCACCGAGACGGAGATCACGGACGAGAACTTCGCAAAGTTCGTAGAGGCGGCAAACGCGGCCAAGAATGAGCGCTCGCACATAGCGGGCATTTATTACTACTGGCAGCAGGCAGAGGACACGGGCGTCGAGTACGCGCTGGACTCAGGCCTTCACCGCTACGATCATGTAAAATGCGGAACGGTGCACAAAACCGCAACCATAGGCTTCGTAGTGAAGTCCGGCGTTGAAACCGAGCCGGAAGAAAAGGCGCACCTTTACAGCTTCCCGGAGTGCGGCGTCGACGGCGATAAGGCAACGCTGGGAGCGGCAATAGTCGGAACTGCAATAGTCGGCAGGGCCGTAATAAGAAGCTAAAGTCATTCACGAAAGGAAAAAAAAGATGGCATATTTTAGCGAAAATTTCACAAACAACCGCCGGCAGTCATGGCTCCGCTCTATTCACGCCGTTGAGGTGCTGGTAGACGGCAAGTGGCACCGCGGCGTTTTCAATCAGAAAAAGGTCGAGGGCGAAAAGCTCGTAATTATGGCAACATTCCCGAGCCTCGACGCCGTGGCCTGCACTATCGCGGCGTCGCGCCTCATTGACGTGCGCGGCGAAACTGCTGCATATCAGCAGAGAACGATCAAGAAAAACAGCGGGCAGGGCACCATGATCAAGCTCACTATTCCGATTTACGAAGTAATGGCATAAAGGAAGGGAGAAAAGACATGTATAAAAGCACAGAATGGCTCGACAGAGTAAAGGACGCCGAGACCGGGGAAATCATCCAAGAGGGAACCGATCAGAGCGCCGGAAACTTCAACAACATGGAGCACGGCATACTTGACGCGCATATCGCGACCGCGCTTGCAATGATCGCAGCGCACCAGAGCGCTGACTGACAGAAAGGAGCTACAAAATGAGCAAATACAGCTTAACAGAAATGGCAGTTAAAATGTTCTGCCCCGGCAACGTCGTGCAGGTTGACGACGCGGGGCTTCCTTCCGTGCTGGTATGGATCCCGAAGTTCAAGCTCAGCGACGTATTAAATACCGAAGACAACAGCACGCACCCCGCCTTCATAGTAAACGGGAAAGAGATCCCCGGCTTCTACTACTCCAAGTATGAGAACGTCGTCCGTAATGGCAAGGCGTACAGCCTGCCTGCGGAAACGCCACAGAACGCGGTCAACTTCGACAAAGCTCGCGAATATTGTGAGGCTAAAGGCTACGGCTGGCATTTGAGCACGGCAGCGGAATGGGCGGCAATCACGCTCTGGTGTAAAAAGATTGGTACTCTCCCGTATGGCAACAATGACTACGGAAAAGACAAACGTGAAAGCAGCCGCAAGGCAATTCCTGCCATCTACGGTGCCACGGGTAATGTCAATACGGTCGCGACGGGAACCGGCCCATTAACATGGAGCCACGACAAGACGGCTTCTGGAATTTGGGACTTGAACGGAAACCTCGTGGAGCGACTGGGCGGCATCCGGCTTGTATGGGGAGAGCTCCAAATCCTTGCGAATAATGACGCAGCGGATCCAGACAATCCTCAAAACGAGACGAGCACCTGCTGGAAGGCAATCAACGCGGCCGACGGAACTCTGGTGGATCCCGAAAGCAAGACCACGGACACAGCCGTCAAGACGTCCGGCGACACCGTGAAGCTCGACTTCGTAAATAACGCGTGGACATATACGACCGGTATCTCTAACGCTGAAGACATTTCCAGAAGTTGCTTGTTCGCAAATGCAACCTGCGACGGCACAATCGGCGCCGCCACCAAGATGCTGCTTCGAGCTCTGGCGTTTCTGCCGGACGAGGGAGCAAGCAAGGATGACTACGAAAGCAACGGTATGTATTGGAACAACATGAAACCCGAGTGTTGCATTTATCGCGGTGGAAACTGGCCGGGGGGAGTAAGCTCTGGAGTATTCACTGTGTCGGGCGACAACATACGCGCGGCTGTAGGCATCGGCATTGGCTTCCGCTCCGCGTATATCCCAGACCTCGGTTGATAGGAGGACGGACGGATGGAAATCTTATACGCATTCCTCGCTCTCTTGCCTTCGGCGCTGGTGGGCTTTTTCTTCTGGCTTATTAAGCGCGAGATAAGCAACCGAGACAAGAAGCGCGAGGAAGAAGAAAAGAAACGCCGCAAAACAGAGGAAGAGAGGGAAAAACTCCGCGAACAGCAGGAGATCCTTCTCGTGCAGGGCGTGAACGCGGCAATCGCTCTCGGAGAGGCTACGGCCAAAGCCGTGCAGCGCATACCTGACGCACACTGCAACGGCGACATGCACGCCGCGCTGGCGTATGCCGAAAAGGTGAAACATGAGCAGCGGGATTTTCTCACGAAGCAGGGGATCATTCAAATATACGAGTAAGGGAGAGGGAAACAATGAGCGAGCTCAACCTCACGGAGGCGCAAAAGGACGTGCTGATCCGAAAGCTCGTCGCTGATAATAAGAAGCTCCAGCAAGAGATCGAGCAACTACACGCCACCGCAAAGGCAAAGA